AAGGGTTCTGGTGGAGAACCAAATCCTTTAGATAATCAATTACTAACAAGTGATGGATTAAAAAACAAACTTGCGCAATTAGGCGCAGAACACTTATTTTTTGAATTAGAAGTATTAGAAGTTGTTGATACTTTTAGATTAATAAATGCGGATACCGATGAGACAACAACATCACAACCAGGTGCTATACTTGGTAGATATGTTTTTTCAGAGCAAGGTGATAGAGCTTCTGAATTACAAGAATTTTTACCATTAGATACTAACATACTACAATACCCATTGGTTGGTGAAGTTGTAATTGGGTTTGAATTTAATAATAATAGATATTATTTTGGTAAGGTAAATGATGTCTTATCAAAAGTAAACTTTAGTAAATTTAATATAAGTGGTGTTGATAAAGCAAGCACATTAGAAGATGATGAAAGCCCAACACTAAACGCTGGGATAGACAAAGAGGACTTAATGCAAGGCGAATACTTCTTTGATGTAGAACCAGAAAGACTTCTTGCTGATGAAGGGGATACTATTATTCAAGGAAGATTTGGAAACTCAATTAGATTGGGTAGTAATCAGAGACTTGGAAGTATTGATTCTTCCAATGTTAAGATTGTAGCAGGTGTTATAAGTGGTAAAGAAACACTTACTGAAGATAAAGCATCTATATACTTAACGAATGATGAACAAGTAACGTATTCAGAACCTACAAAAACATTAGCACCTAAGATGGGTGGATTTTTTGGTAGAGATTTAGATATAGATTATACAGGCCCACAAATAGTATTTGATTCCGATAGAGTTATGATAAATGCTAAATCAAATGATATTGGTATTTTTGCACAAGGTGAAGTATTTATTAAAGGTAATAGTGTAAATATTGAAAATTCTGAAGCAGTGAGTATTGTAACCAAATCATTAGTAGCAGATACATCAGCAGGAGTAAAGAAAGATATAACTAAAAAACTAAATGATGTAGATGGTGATACAAAGTTATTACCAGAAAACATTTTACCAATGGCAGAATCTATGAAACCACATATAGCAGCTATTAACAACGGAGTAATATCAGCGGCATCAAAAATATTACCACCCGTAATAGCACCAGGAACACCAAACCCATTAAATCTTTTTGGTCATCTACAAGACTTAAGATTTTTTGAAAATCAATTAAAAGAAGTAAAAAAGTTTTTTAAATTTGAATGGTTAAATAAACAAGAGTGGAAAACCGTGTCTTTAAATGACGTTACGGAAGCACTCGGATTAAATGAATTAGATTCTCTTCCTGAAAATAACATAGTTAAGTGGGAAGAATTTTTTGATGATNTAGATGCGGCAAAAGCTAAAGTAGCAAACATACAAGCTCAGGCAGCTGCAGCAGCTGTATCGGTTGCGGCATTAAATGCAGCATTTGATGCGATACAAGGTGGTGGTGGTAGTGTTGAATCAATAGTAGAAGCACTTGACGCTTACGAAGCAGACCCAAATAATCCACCATTAGACACAACAGATATCAGAGATATCATTTCAGATGGTGCTGATNCTGAAGNTGTTAAAAGATACCTTGACTTTGGTGGTTCACCACAAGTTAGAGAATTATTAATCAGTTCTCAAAAAAAGGAGCAAGATGCTCAAAAAATGTCTTCAATGGGAATAATTGCAGACTTGATTAATGAAGGAATGAATTTATAACTAAATAGGAGTAGTAATGAAGAAAAATGACTTAGTAAAAATAATCGAATTAGTTGTCCGTAAAGAAGTTAAAAAGCAGATGACCGAGATATTTATTAACGAAGATAAAGAAATCAGCTTATCAGAAGTTATTTCTAAACCAAAACAAAAAGCTAAAAAAAGAAGAGTTAAAAAACAATACTCAAAAAATTCAGCATTGAACGAAGTATTGAACAAAACCAATCCATTAGGTCAAACTGACGATTACCCATCATTGGGTGGTGGAGTATTAGGTTCAAACAATATGGCAGAAGTATTGGGTTATGGAAATTTAGGTGGAAAGCAAGATAAAGAAACAGCAAGAGAAATGGCAGCAGTAGACACAATTAAGAAAGCTGGAGTTAGTGTAGATTCAGTTCCAGAGGGTGTACAAGATGCTTTAACTCGTGATTACTCTGGATTAATGAAAGCAATTAACAAAAAGAAAAAAGGTGAGAACTTTAGACCATAATGGCAAGTGTAAGAGAAATAGATAAAAATGATGATATGTATGTTGGAGTTAGATTTCCATTAGGTTACAGTCAAGAAGGTTTTTTGTTTAAGACAAAAACTATATTGGAACAAGCTAAAGCTAATCTAAGAAATCTACTATTAACATCAAAGGGTGAAAGAGTTATGCAACCTGAGTTTGGTTCAAGATTAACTGATGTATTATTTGAACAAGGNCCAGANGTTCAGAATCAAATAGATGAAGTTATTAGAGAAGCAACTTCATTTTGGTTACCATACATAAACATAAACGATATAGGTGTGGTTCAANACGATAGNAATATCGTAGATGTATCAATAGACTTTTCAGTATCAGTAGACCCTGATTCTTTTGAAACACTAACATTTAATTTTAATATTGGAGAATAAGAATGCCGAGGCAAGTAGACTACGGAACAAATAAAAAATTAGTAAAGAAAGAGGTAAATTATCTCGGTAGAGATTTCCGTGATATAAGACAAAATCTTATAGAATTTGCAAAGAGTTACTTCCCAACAACATACAATGATTTCAATGAAGCATCACCAGGAATGATGTTTGTTGAGATGGCAGCATATGTTGGTGATGTGTTGAATTATTATGTAGATAATCAATTCAGAGAAACACTTTTACAACACGCAGAAGAAAGAAAAAATGTATTAGCAATTGCTCAATCATATGGATATAAACCAACATTAGCAGCACCTTCAATAGTAGAACTTACGGCTCAAGTTGATGTTCCTGCTAAAAACTTAGGTAGTGGTAATTTTAAAGCAGACTTAGATTATGCTGGTATCGTTAGTGCAAACTCAACCGTAATGTCAACAAACGGAACAGAATTTAGTTTAATGGATGATGTTAATTTTAAAACATCAAGTTCATTAGACCCAATGAAAGTAGAAATACTACAACCAGATTCAGGTAACATTCCAACAAATTATAGATTAACTAAAAAAGTTTTAGCTAAATCTGGAACAAGAGAAACAGAAACATTTACATTTACAGGCGCTAAAAAGTTTGACAAGATAGTTTTATCGAATGAAAAGGTAACAGAGATTGTATCGGTAACTGATAGTGAAAATAATACATACTATCAAGTTCCTTTCTTAGCACAAGATACAGTGTTTGAGTCAGAAGAGAATACAACACTAAATGACCCAGCGTTATCACAATATCAAAATGATACACCTTACTTATTGAGGTTAATCAAAACAGCAAGAAGATTTACAACTTATGTTCGTGATGATAATAAAATGGAGTTAAGGTTCGGTAGTGGTATTAGTGCAGACGCAGATGAAGAATTAATACCAAATCCAGATAATGTTGGTTCATCATTAGGAACTGGCATTTCAAGGTTAGACGAATCGTTTGACCCAACAAATTTCTTAAAAACACAAACATTTGGATTAGCACCATCAAACACTACATTAACTATACAATATAATTATGGTGGTAGTGTTGAGGATAACGTTCCATCAAATGCTATTAACAGATTTAATAGGAAGACTTACACAAATAGTACAGAAAATTTAAATAGTGATACACAAGATATTTCAAATGCAACATTAGTGATATTCAATGAATCACCAAGTTCAGGTGGAGCAAGTCAAGAAACACTAACAGAGATAAAAGAAAATGCTGCAGGATACTTTAATGCACAAAACAGAGCAGTAACAAGAGCAGACTACATAACAAGAGTTTATTCCTTACCACAGAAATATGGAAACATAGCAAAAGCTTATGTTGTTCAAGATGAACAATTAGAACTAGAAGGACAATTGGAAGTTATCGATGGAGTAGCAAAGAAAGTTAATCCAACAACCATTCCTAATCCACTAGCACTAAATATGTACTTGTTAGGGTATACAGGAAATAAAAAATTAACTCAAGTAAACAATGCAGTAAAACAAAATTTAAAATTATATCTTTCACAATATAGAGTATTAACAGATGCGATTAATCTTAAAGATGCTTATGTAATAAACATCGGTGTTAAGTTTAATATCATAACTCGTAGAGGATTTAATAAAAATGATGTATTGTTCAGAGCAATACAACAAGTCAAGAAATTCTTTGCAACAGAAAAATGGCAAATTAATCAACCAATTATATTGAGTGACTTAGCATATCAGATTTCATTAGTTGATGGAGTAGTTTCTATTGTTCCACCAGAAACAAACAATCCACAAAAGAATTTAATTGTTATTGAAAACAAACATTTAACAACAGACAATTATAGTGGTAATGTTTACGATATAGATTCAGCATCAAAAGATGGAATCATATATCCATCATTAGACCCAAGTATATTTGAACTGAAATTCCCTGATATAGATATCGAGGGAAGAGTATTGGGAGATAAATAATGCATTATTTTGAATTTGGAAAACGAGATACAACACTTTATTCGGGCGGAACAACATCTTCCATTAATACTGGATTAGACGAAATATTAGAAGTCAATAAAGTCGTTCAACAAAATGGTAGTATAGCAAACGTATCAAGAATCTTGATGGACTTTGACTTAGCATACATTTCAGAATCAATCCAAAGTGGTGTAATGCCAACGGGAACAAAATTCTTTTTAAATTTATTCGACGCAACTTCAGAAGAAGTTGAAGCAGAACAAAAATTACACGTCTATATGGTAAGTGGTAGTTGGAAAGCAGGAACAGGAAAACTTGACCACAATCCAGTAACGGATGATGGAGCAAGTTATCAATATCGTAATCACGCAGCAAAAACACCTTGGGTAACAGGTTCAGTATTGACTGAGGGTGGTACTTGGTTTACATCAAGTATTGATGCCAATCAAGAGTATGGAATTAGTTCTTCTTTCGATATTACGTTTGACAAGAAGGATGTCAGAGCAGATGTAACAGACTTAGTAAATAATTTTATTTACTCAAGTTCAGTTTATCCGAACAACGGATTTATTATCAAAAGAGAAGATAGTGGTTCTTATGGAAACAACAACGCAACAGCAAGTTTTGATTTCAATACAGGACAAGAAGGTGATTCAAGTCGTTTAGGAAATCTAAAATTCTTTTCAAGAGAAACACATACAATATATCCACCTAAGTTGGAAGCAGTGTGGGACGATTCAGTTTGGACAACAGGAAGTTTATCACCATTAAGTTCAACAGACTTAGAAAGACTAAAAGTTTATTTTAAAAATTTAAGACCTGAATATAAGGAAAAGTCAAAAGTAAAACTAAGAGTAGTTGGTAGAGAATTATATCCAACAACCGCTTTTGCTACAACACCTGCAGAATTAGATGTAAAATATTTACCAAGTGCATCTGCTTTTTATTCAGTTCGTGACGCAGAAACAGAGGAAGAAATAATTCCATTTGGAACAGGTTCAAAGATTAGTTGTGATTCAACAAGTAACTTCTTTAACATACAAATGGACGGACTACAAGCAGAGAGAAATTATAGATTTGCTATCAAAGTAATTAGTGGTAGTGACACTACTGATGAACAAATTAATTTCTATGATGATGAATTTGAATTTAGAGTGGTAAGATAAAATGCCTTANTTACCATCGGACGCAAGAAAAAAATCTGAAGAATATAATAATATTCTAAGTGGAGATGTCATAGAATATCAGAATACAATTGAAGACCTAAAGAAGTCATTAAATATATCAGGTTCAGTAGTTGATGCGAAAGCACCACTAAGAAATTCAGAAGGAATATTACAATCATTTGAGGGTTCAATAGATGGATTATCATTAGAAGAAGATTTTCAACAAGTTCGTTTAGAAAACAAACAACAATTCTTTACAGGACAACTTGATAATAGTTTTAGTTTCTTTGGAGCAGGACAAGATAGTTCAACAACAGATTCAGAAACAGAGACAACAAGCAACCAAATAACTACGGAAGTAATTGAGTTTCAAGCAACCATAAGAGATTATTTAATTCAAGTCATCAATGAATTTTTTAATGAAGAAAACACACCAGATATGTCGACAGATGCTTTACACGAAAAGATATTGAAATTTTTTACAGAAAACAAAAAAGATAAAAAAAATGTTAACGCTGATGGTTGGGAAGCATTTAGAATTAATACGAAAAGAAACGTTAGAGGCATAAGTGGTAAAAGACTAATTGAAATATTTAAAGATTTAAAGAATTTTCGTTATGATGAAATAGTTGAAGACCATTTATACAGAACATTACAAGGTCAACGAATATGGTTACAACTTGGATTTCCATACATAATAGATAAGAAACTTAATTAAGGGTAACAATGGCTTTAGAATACGGATTCACAGACAAAGAAAAAATAAACTATTACCAACCAAGTAAAGTTTATAGTAGTTTCGGTAAAGATACTACCAATGACTATATTGCATTATATGTCTATGATATTAATGATACTCTGCTCGTAACAAGAATAATGGGATTGGATGAAGTTGAATTTACCAATGATGGTTCTTTTGTTGATTTGGATATTGGACAACACTTAAGAACATTAGGTTTTAGACAAGGTGACTTTAAGGTTACTTATAAATTTTTAAGAAGATTGGCAGGTAGACCAAGAAGTATTTTTGTTAAAGATAATGGAACTATATTTAAAGGTGAAGCTGAAAGAAAAATAATTAACGGAGAAATAAGATACTTTCAAAAAACATCTGATGAACAAAAATCAAATTCAGAACCTATGGAAGTATTTATTAAAGAACAAAAATATATAATTTCTCAAACTTCACCTGACAAAACAGAATTAAATATTACAACTGACAACTTAGTTACGAATGCAGAATATTTAACCGACTTTAAAGAAATGAATGCTATGATTGAATATAGTGCAATTGAAGCAGATAACTCTGGATTAATTAAATTTGACTCAAAAGACCAAAATGTTTTAGAGTTTGATATCAATTCAAAGGATAGAGGATTCACACAAAATATGGTAGGTGGACAAATTATTATACCAAGTCTATACAAGATTACAGGTAATGAAGATACAACAAATGAAGATACTTCACCACCACAACAAGACCCAATTACTGAAGATGAATATAGAGAATTAACACAGGAAGAGTTAATTGAATTAGCTTCACAAGGTGATGAAATAGCAGATATGACACTTCAAGAACAAGCGGCAGACGAACAATACTAATGGCTAGAACAAGAACAGAAGAAAGAATGGGAGAAACTTACGGAGAAGCATCCGAAGGACGTAGCTCAAGAAAAAATCAAGCGACTTCTAATAGAGCGCCATCAGGCGGTGGTGCACCACGTTTACCCAAACAACCTAAGATAGAACAAATAACTGAGGAGAAGGATACTTCACAGCCAGGTAATGCCGCAGCAAATATTGCAGCAGCATACACACCAAAACCACCAAAAGCTGTAACTGAAGCAGAAGTAAAGTCTGAAATAGTAGCAGTATGTTTGAGGGGACAACCAACACCATCACCAATTAAACCATTGGTTATTCCAGCACCAGCAATTTTACCACCAACAGTAATTCCAGAAAAATCTACCAAGGATATAGGTGTTCAAACACCAATGCAAATAAGGTCAGAAACAAATTTAAGACCCGACGGAGTAACAGAAATTCTTGGACCAGGCGGAGTAGTATTGGAAGAAATCGGTGGAGATGGAAGAGTTCTCGTTGACCCAATAAAAGATGTAGGATTTGACCCAAAAGACCCACCACCAGCTATTCAAGCACTTAGAGAAGATTTTGCAGAACACGTAGCAACAGGTAAAGATGAGGCAGGAGAAGTATTTGAGGCAAAGCCAGACACAAAGAAAGCTTTAAAGAAAGCTGGATTAGAAAGATTTATTCCTAAAGTTCCTAAAAAAGTTATTGAATCCACTACTGAAAATGAAGGTGGTCAAAAAGGTGGTACGGCAAAAGAAAAAATTATAACCACGACTCAGGCACAAGTAAAATTAACACCAAGAGATTATGTAGCAACAATTACAGAAGTCTTAGATAGTAATCGTGTTCGTGTTTCGTTATCATATAATGATGGAGTAAATCAATATCAACATAAGGGTGATGATGAAGTAGCAAAGAAATTTAAAAACTTCCGAGTCAATTATATAAATAATAATATTGAACGATACAAAACCTATATGGTAAAAGATAATCAATATTATTTAATTACAAATGAAGAACTTGGAGCAAGTGGTAAAGAAAGATTTGTTAAATTAAAACAACCA